TAGCCAACCCCATTATTTTAAGATTAAAAGGTTCGTGCTTCATTAATCGTTCAAATTTACCTATAGCAATTCGGGAAATTAATACTGCCAGTTGATTCATTAAAACCCCTCGACGGCGACCAAGCAAAATACACCCGAGAGTATGCGTATGATAGCCTTTCAGTATATCTCCTGCTATACAACCTGAGTGAAATCTAATCCCTGTCCGGCCCGGCACATTTAATAGAATATACATATATTGTCTAAAATGCGGAGAATATGTCCATACACACTGATAAGTCCCACAAGGAATACAAGACCGATTAGGCTTATTTTCTTTCCATGGCAGCTCCAAAGAAAAGCATGTCCAGTCGTCCTCAAGCGATACCAGAACGCCTTTCGTACCTTGATCATTAGAAGGCTCTCTTATTAGGTATACGTCCTTCATTTGGACCGCTCAGGTCGGTTGTGAAGCATATTATTATAATAGGCTTCCACACAATGGTTATTATCCACTTTATCGAGTCCCCAATCAATGAATCGCATAAACAGCCTCGATTTCGGAATTCCTCCATGACGGACCTTCGTGCGCCCTATTCGATAGGAAATCGTCTCATTCGGATTGCCACCAGTAAGAACGCTGCCTAAGATATCAATTGCAATCAGTACGTTCAATAGATATCGACCTATCTTTTTGACTATTTTCATCGATTGCTTGTCCTCCCTTCAACGCATTGAGTTCTATTCGCATCACCTCAAACAGTAAATTACTCTCTGTGATATGTCTTACAAATTCTATGCGATCCTCTTGTCGCTTGTCATCCAAAGAGCGGATTTCTGTTTTTAAATCCTCTGCAAGATTTCTAATTGACAGTTTAATCTCGCCAAAACCTGCCATTGTAGCTTGATTGGACCTCTCTATTTTATGGCAAAGATTTTTAGATAAGCGATCATTCGCAGTATTCTGCAACATTTGCATTTCGCTATGACAGGAATGGCATCGCGTATCAAGTGCTTTTGCATCTTCTATCCGATAATCTCCGCATTTAGATTTCGGAACGAATTTCATCGCCATGAAAATACCAACTCCTGTAATCACTGGCAATATAAGTCCAACAATAGTAGCAATATCAAAGACGTGAAGCTGTACATTCATACCGGAAAACTCCTCTCGTCCCGTTCTGCTCGGGACTTAATTGATTTACCTTTTAGCAAATTCAATTTTTCTTCGTGGGTTTTCTTCCTGGCGATTATGCCAAGGTCTTCCTCCACGACCCAGTCAACACATTTTCTGGCTTGGTTTTTGGCTGCATGAATGAGCCATCCTTTCGGATCATGGACACGCGCAGAGAACGCCGCCCATTCCTCATCAGTAAAAAAGATCATTACTTTTTTCATTCTTTGACTCCCTACGCCACAAGATGGCCAGAAAAATAAGTGGAAATTGTACTAATATCTGTCTGTGAGCTACCGCCACTTTGATAAATTGATACATATGCAGTGTCATTTGCATTCATTTCAACATCAATAGAATATGTGAGATGCATAGTAGAAACTAAATCATACTCATACTTGTAAATACTATTTATTGTTGTCCCCAATAATATTCGGTAGTAAGTAGCTGCTGTATCCACATTTAATAGATGGATTAAAATATCAAAATGATATTTACCATCAACAGAGGCTGTAAACGTATATGTCGTCGTGTTAAAATCATTCCCCTGATCATACTTCTCATTATTATAATGGATGGTTACTCCGGAATTGGCTGGAATATTTAGCTGGGTGGCAGAAAGCCCTACCAAAAACGCCGGCTGATATGCATTTGTCAGTGCGCCACCGTCGTTTATGAGCGGGCCCTGGCCGGAGTCATCTCCCAATCGTAAACCAGCACTACCATAAGCTCGTATCCATTCAACCTGAAAACCGCCCTCGTGTTTATTCGGGGCGGTGCCAGAAGATACAGCTACAACCGGCCCAGCTGATACTCGGGAATACGCATTTAAATCAGAAGAAGATGCTACAGCCAATGTCCCAGGAGTAATATCAGCCCAATCATCCAAATCATGCCCGTATCTTATTGCTTCTATAGTAGTTAAATCATTTGTGAAACTAAAAGTAATTGATTGTATTACAGCATCATACGGAAGCGATTCTGAATCGGCGCCATAATCTGTGCCATCAATTGTTATTACTTGATCCGGATATCTGGATGATGATATTACCAGCTTAGGGTGCGTTTTAAACTTAATCTTTGCAATCTTGTCTAATTCTCGTTGATAGTGTAACACACCAGCCCGGTAAGCATCATCAGGATCTTGTAAGTATGGCATTTCAAGTGTAGTATCAGTTGGATTATCCACAGAAGAAACGCCATCCAGAGGGACAGCATATTTGTAAAGTTTTTCTTGGCTCTCACCAGCATTTGGTATAGCGATATAGCCGCCATCAAAATTATTTTTGTAATCTTTTATATTCTGGTATTCAAAAGAATCCTGGACGATGTTAGAAGAATCAAAAGTATCCTGCGAAGCCTTTGAAAAAGGTTGCAAGGCATACCCTTTAACATTAGATGTCCCTGAATATAAATGTACGGCAAAAGAAGCCGCTTGTATAAGCATAGATTCAAAATACTTCTTTCGAGAAGCCCTTCTGTTTATCGCTCCATTAAAAGTGAGACCCCATGTTGTATAGGTAGATTTTGCGGAAGAAATCCCGACAGTATCATACCAGATTGCAGTTTCACAGCTGCCTCGGGTAAATCCGAATAAAATGTCCGCCATTACATTTGCAGGATTAGTAGAAGCTACCGTATCTGAATTAGAATACTTAGTTGTAAAAGGCAAGTTTGTCCCTGAATATGGGAAAAGAAGATTTGAATCTGGAATACTATCTCCATCACTGTCGTGGATCAAACCTTGGAATACTATATAATTAATAGAATCAACCGTAAGAGTTGTTTGAGGACAAGAATATTCGCCAGCAGACATATCGTCGCATGTCCAAACAGCAGCCCCATATTGCTCAGGTGCTTGGACCTGCTCAATTGTATAGCTGTCTGCAGAATCAATCGGCTCAAATCCCAACAAATAATATTTATCTGGGGTGCTGGAATCATCTAAAATACAAGGAGCATCTATATAAGCAACCCCAAAGGTAGTTGGCACAGCCAAATCAGTGCGACTTACATTTGGCCAAATATCAGACACTAATTTGCCTTCTGGCGCCATCTCTTCAAGGGCACACTTCATTCTATCACGAATAGTGAGGGTTACTTCCCCATAATTCTTTTCAACCTTAATCACAGTCCCTTTGAAAACCTTACGACCATAGAGAGAACTGTTTTCATAGATTTGCAAAAATAACCATAGACGACCTCCGATAAAATCATCAATCGTGTATCCTTCATCCTTAACTGTAAATCTATAATCAGAAAAAGTATGGATACGCCTGATACCATTATAATTATTTGAAATTACAACATCAGAACAGCGCAAGACCCCAGGAAGACCATGGCTATACCACACATAACTATTAGAATCTACAGTTAAGCTAAACTGCCATCTGATCTGATATGCTTCGCTCATATTAGGATATCCACTTTTCTACTAAAATTTGAACAGTTTGAATCCCGCCTACATTCTCCCGAATCTCTTTAGCAATATTAGTCATAAATCGTACAGAATATTGATGACTGTCGTCAGGATGGTTCCAAGCAAATGTATTATTCATCCCATCGGCTTTGTTTGAGTCCGTCCAATAATCAAAAATTATTCTCGCATCTGATACAGATATCGAAGGCCATACAAGCGTAACGATGAATGTAATACTCCCATCACCCCGTTCAATAACTACCGGGCTTCCATCATCCATCAGATATACTTTCTGACGTCTGGTAGCCTTTTCAACCAACGTTCGCTGAGGTGAAACCGAAAGAGGGATAGCATAATCAGGTTCAGCTGAATCCACTTCATTTAACTCATCATACATTGTACCAGCCATATTTCCTCCTATCCATTCACCACAGATCGAAGCAGATCAATCGTATCAACCCCACTCCCATCTAAATTATTTACTACTTCCTGTGCTAATACCCGGCCATCTACCACAAGATTGACATTGATTTGCTGGACTCGTCCGGAAGAAAGCAGGCCTCGAGAGCCTGTAACCTGCTCTGCAGAAGAAGACAAATTCGGGATCGAATCAGTCCCATGCATAATATCAGTAGAATCTCCGCCTAATGCATCTACAATAGTGGCAAGTGAGGCAGCAATACTTTTAAAAGAGATATCCAATCCTTCAAATATTGCAGTATGATCATCAATAGAACGGAGTTGCTCATATAGATCTGACAAGGTTTTATCATCCGGTTTTAATCCTTTTAAATCCGTCACAAGACCACTGACAAAATCAGCATATGCCCCATCATTGAAAGCCTTCATAAATTCAGTATATTTAGGGATAAACCCCAATAAGCTATTTAAAGCTTGTGGATTGTCTCCTAATCGAGCATCTGCCAATAATTGCTGATATCGAAGATCCATGAATTCTCGGCTGGTGCCGGCTGACATGGACCCTCCTTGCAACTCATATAAAGTAGCATCAATCGCATTAATCTGATTGATTTGGGATTGCAAAGATTGCTTTTCAATGCCGGCAATTTGCTCAAGTAATCCCGCTTGCTGCTGCAATAAACTTATCTGCTGATCATAAGCATCTGCAGGAAGCATTGCCAATTGCTGATTAAGGAGCTGTAATTGTGCTTTCAGTAAGTTAGTATTATTAGGATTCATAGAGCTGGCAAATCCATATGCTTGTGCAAGTGTATCCATACGATACTGCATCTTGAGTTTAGCTACAATTAATTCTTGCCAGCCACGAGCAGCAGCTAAATCCTTTTCAGCTGCTCCAAGATCAACTAATCGTTTAATATAATTGTCAAAAGAATTTTTCTCATTATGCAGAATCCCCTCAAGGGTAGTGACTCCACCAATAGCACTTCTGCTCCAATATACGAAGTCAGTAAACACACTCTGTTGGAGCTCCTTATATTTCTGATTTACTGCACCTAAAATATCTCCATACAGCTTCGGAAATTCGGCGATTTGCTGCACCTGGTCAGCTGTCAATAATCCTTGCTGTTGCAATAAACTGGACACTTCCGCAAGGCTCTGCATTTCTTTAGCAAGCCCTTCAATCGCATTTCCAGCGTCATCGATAGTGCCAAACTCGTCGTGAAATTTTATCAGGGCCTGTTGGTATTGCGTCAGATCTTCATAGGTATTTTTTAGGCCATCAATAGTATCAAGGTATCCTTTACCTGCAACCGCCATTTCAGCAAAAGCTTGCTCTAAACGGGCAACAACTGCTTCTGCTGCTGTAGTATTCGCTTTTGCTGCCCCGCCCCCGGTAAAATGAGCGAATGCACCAGCACCACCCGGTGCATTCCGGTCGTAACCAAGTTCCACAAGGAGGGAAGAGAGGTTGCGGGTAGCATTGTCCATAACCCGGTAAAATTCCCCAATGCCTTTATCCCAGAGATCAGAAAATCTTGCCGATAATTCTTCAGATGTGGCGGACAAGTATTTTGTTTTTTTGCCTCCACCAAACCAACTACCAATTTGCGCCCCAATTGGTCCTGCAATAGCTCCACCAACCGTAGCCCCTTTTCCAGGCTTATAAATATCATATGTTCCATACCCGGTGCGGGGTAAAGAAAATGCTTCAAATATCTTTTTATCCCCTACCTTTTGTTTGGTAAAGAAATCGTAGAAGTCTTCTTGCGCTTTCGTTGCGGCCGTTATTTCAAAAAGCTGGTCTTTAAGGGTTCGGGTGTTAACTTCAATCTGATCTGTCAATGTTTCAATGGCATCTATCAGGAGGTCAAATTTACTTGGGCCTTTATCCCCACCTAATAGTCCGCCAAACATACCACCAAGGGATGCACCGGCTGCTCCCATCAAAGGGTTTCCGGCGCTGAATAAAAGACCAAGACCCATGCCTGCTCCAGTGCCCACCATTTGCCCCGTATTGCCACTTTGGATGGCTTGCATACCTGCAGCGGCCATACCAAGATATCCTATCGTATCTTCCTGAGCGGTGGAATTTATTTGGCCAGACAATACCAAAGAAAGCGAATTCCAATCCTTCATCGCCATTGCTACAAATTGATTAGCAAATATATTCGAAAGCCCATCGGCAAATCGGGAAAAGTAATCCGAGAAAGAGTCCAGATCACCGCGCAAAGCATCGCCAAACGCACCCGTAAGTTCATTCTGAATATTCTCTATCGCTGTCTTCCAAACTCCTGAAAATGCTTTTGCCTCTTTCGCTGCTTTTAAAGCAGCACTCTCATTTAAATCAATAAGATTTTTGATGACAATTTGCTGATCTTTGGTAGCACCAAGATAGACTTTGCTTCCAAGGATCCTTTCTTTGTTGGATTTTAAAGACCAGTACAAATATTCCTGCTCAGTCATCGTTAATTTATTGTACGAATCTTGCAGATCCTGGATAGTAGAATTCGCTTTGACAAAAGCATTAGCAGGTTTGCCCAGCTTTGAAGGAGCTTTAAAGGCGAGAATATCATCGATCTCGGGAAGCTTGTAATTCTTTGCAGCTTCTGCGTATGCTTTACGCTGAGCAGCAGCTAAATCTTCTGCGTGTTTTATTGCATCCTGTTTCTGTTTTACTGTAGGCGGCAATTCAATTTTAAGGCCATAAGAATTCGCCACATTTGTCCAGAATCCAAGTAATCTTTTTTCAAGGGTGTTTACTTCTGATTTTGCTTTCACTACAGCTGCGTGTATGTGACTGATCTCAGTGGCCCGACCAGGATATTCACTTTTTAATTTTTCCTCCAATCCCCCAAGTCGCTGTGTTTTTGCAATTTGATCTTTATATTTACGAATAGCATTATCAATGTCCTGTTGCATAGTAGCCAGATCTTTTTGACTACTATACTGTGCTTCCCGTACTGCATCAAGCATCTTACTTACAAGATCATTTGCAACACTAATCGCAGTTATCGCAGCAAGCCCTTGTTTACCGAAGAAAATTGTACCTACTACACCAAGAGTCTGAATTGATTCAGGAAGATTAGAATATCCATTTACCGCCGAACTTATAAAGGATGCAAGATCACCAGCAAGAGGTTTGAGCTTTCCTCCAATCCGTACAATGTCGTCAGCAAAATTTTTAATCTCATCACGATGTGCCTTTAAATACTCAGTCATACTCTCGATAGTAGAATTAAGGCCACCCATTTGATCATTAAATATGTCTATTTTAATTGATTCCAAAACAGACTTGAAAGTTTTCCACCGACCAATTGTCGTACTCCGCATTACATCTGCAAGGTCTTTATTTGCTCCTTTCATGTCTTTAATCTTAGCAATATATTTATCTATAGCTTCTGTGCCAACGCCTAATAAAGCAAGCATTGCTCGGCCTGCTCGTTGACTAAAAATATTCATTACTTGATCTGCTGATGCGCTTTGGTCTTCTAATAATTTCAAAGCTCCCACAAGATCTTTTGTATATTTAGCAGTATCAACTCCCTGTTCATTGAAATATTTGAATTCTTTACTTACTGCTTGCATGGACATAGCAAGCTGCGTCCCTGCCATAGTCCCTTGTATGCCAGCATTACCTAATTCACCGATGAGAGCAGCTAAGGTTTCTATCTGATACCCATAGGCAGCCGCAAGTGGAGCCGAATACTTAAATGATTCCGCTAACATCCTGGTATCCACATTGGATGTTGTAATAGTGGCAGCAAATGTATCATTTACCCGGTTCAATTCTTCAACAGGAAGTCGCATAGCAGTTAATGCATTTGATGCAATATCTGCTGCCTCCCCAAGCCCTATACCACTACTGGTTGCAAGATCCAATACTCCCGGCAACGCTTTGATTGATTTTACCACACCAAACCCGGCCATACCTAAGAATTTCAAGCCTTCAGCAGACTCAGAAGCGGTCCACATAGTAGTCTCACCCATTAAGCGGGCTTCTGCTGTCAACGCCTTGAATTGCTGCTCTGTGGCTCGAGTAACGCCTTTAACCGTAGCCATAGTTTGCTCAAATTTGGCACCGGTCTTTACGATATCCCGAATCACTATCCCTAATCCCATCCCAAGAAAAGCAGTTTTCATCGATAACAAGGAAGCTGTTACTTTCTTAAAATGGTTGGCTGTCCGCTGTAAATGCAGTTTAGCTGTGGAATCAAGGGATTGAAGATCACGTTTTACCCGTGCGGTTTCCCGGAAGTAACCCCGTGTCTTCAATCCCATTGTCGCATATATTCCGCCAAGGTTCTCCATTACAGACCCTCTCGTTTCAGCTTGCGCTGTTCTCTGCGTTGTCTTTTGAGTTCCTCAGTTTTAATGCGTCTCTGTTCCATTTTGTATGCTTCTGCTGGAGTTAATTTTATATCCCTTGATGCTGCATTAATCGCCTGCAATACTACCTTCATTTGAGCCACCGTTTGGCCCTTCGGCCGGACATCAGAAAAATCAGGCATAAAATCCTTTGCCACGAATGGCTTTGTGTTTTTACCCCGATTAACATTAGCAATAGTGCTTGCAATAATTCCGGCTCGTAAATCCGCCCTTTGTTCTCCTTGAGGATCAATATTGAGGAACGCCACCCACCTTGACAATTTCCATGCGGGTATTTTATGTAGCATCTCTTCAACATCGATATACCCCATTCGCCACGCGATTCTGTGTGCTATTAGGAGTCTTGGACGGACTCGGAGTTTTTTTCCAATCGCTTAACTTCGTCGTCCGTGACACCATTCAATTCCTGTGCCTTGCGGAAACACCGAGCAATTGCCTTAGACGATTTTGCGCTCAAGGCAGGGATATCTTCTGGCGTGAATAGAGAATTGCCAGATTCATCACAGATACACACTTGGCACCATTTCGCCCGATAATCATTTGCATTACGAGAAAGCTGGCCGGTTTCAGGGATAAAATCGAATAAGGAATTATCAAGCGCATCACGCTCCCCAGCAGATATTGTCTTCACGAACACAAAGGCCTCTTCGCCCCATTCAGGCACTTCTACCTTAGTGATAGTCTGATCATTTGCATCTAAAATTTGCTTTCCTGTTAGTAAACTCATTTCAATACTCCTTATGTCGTTATATTTTGTGGTTAAATAAGAACTATGGGTAAGCTCTCGTCAACAATTAAGCCGAGCCAGAACCAGAATTCAGGTTCGTGCTGCCTGATATTTTGATCGTAACCGACAGAGACATCGGTGTCTCTTCAATGGTTAATGGCATTTCGGTAACGTAGCCGCTAAAATTCAGAGAAGTATTTTCATCATCCGGAAGGATGATTTCATATTCCTGAATCGTATCGTTCTCGAAATCCGTTTTCATTGTCTCATACACGCTCCGAGTAAAAAGCATGTTCAAAACCACCGTCCCGCCATCCCGGAACCCGGTGATGAATTCACGGTAGCCACCCGTACTATCCAACGTAGTTACATCGTGTGTTTCCCGAGTGTGAGACGGTCCGGTGATCGACTTGATTTCACCGATAACTTCATAGACGGAGCTCACAAGCCTTCGAAAAATCGCACCTACGCCAGTTGATGCTGCGGTAGTCATGTATTGCACCTCCTTTCACATTTAAGATTTACGCCAGCAACGGAAATTAGTAGACCACATCAGACGGTTGTGGGAGTCCTTACCTACCGCAAAAGGACCATTTATCTGTTGTATGGTATACACATATCCGCCTTGGCTCCTGTCAATGGTCATGTCTAAACCGGCAGATATAGACACAGCCAAACTTCTACCTGCTTCGTATCCACTAAGGCTTGCAGAACCTCTGATACGAATATTAATAAATACTTCTAATAAATTCGTTTTCTCGCGAAGGCAATTCACTGGTATTGCATTATATTCAGATATTGTAGCGCATAAATCAGGCGCGTCCGGGAAATCACCGATAAAACAAGTTGATTTAAAAATGACAATGCCATCTGCTACCAACATATCCTTTATATCTACTGATGGCGAACTCATCTTTTAACCTCCTGTGTGATCAACCGAAGAATTTCTGCATGATTTTCAGCAATTGCATTTTCAAGGAATTTCCATTCGCCGACAGCAGAGCCTCGTTTATATGCCGGCACACTTGAATCAGCCCCTTTCCCAGTTTGCCCAGCATTCGGATTTTCGTGAATGAAGGGTGCGTACATCGCCGTGAAGCCGACTTCAGCATAAGGCTCAGTAGTTATAGCCGCTCGAGATTGAGCTTGTGAAATCGCCGCTGAGTGGTCTTCCTGGAGTTTTTGGGCGTCTTTACCTTTAAACGAAGGTAACTCATTTGTAATAGAACCCTTTCCTGAAATAGTATAAGCAGATGCACGTAGATTGCCTGTAACCACTGGAGTTTTCTTTTGGGCTTCTCTCCTTATCTTTAGAGCACCCCGAGTCAGTCCTTTCTGACTTCGACCCACAATATTGTGAATCTCTACATTCAGAGTATTCATCACTTGATTTAGCCCATCTAAGTACATCACACCACCCATGCTACATATAGATTCCGGTTGGTCCGAGAATCGTGAATTGATTTGGTAGCCCGAATTTGCCGAGCATTAGACTCGCCAATAGGATTCTCTATGCTTGCTGAATCCAAATCATTCAAATCACCCAACATCAAATACCCTTTTAGATCCATTGCTTGTTCCGCATAAATTACGGCTTGCATAATTACCTCTTGTCCGTTTATCTGATCAAGCTGCAACTGTTTTGTCTCAAGCCACCGAGCCTTAATTTCGACTCCATCAGCAAAAGTAAATCCGCCGCCGCCATCGGTTTCTGGAGAACCCCAATATACTACTGTGGTTGACTTGTGCACTTAAACCTCCTTAAAAATCAAAAAATCTTCACGCCATAAAAATAAAATGGTCTGACTGCTCCAGAACCTCCAGACAAAGTGATAAAAAATACAATTGTATTCTTCCCAACAGCATCACTCTCATCCGAGTGCTGAAAATAAACATCAACATACCGACCTGAAACAACCGTGGATGTGTCAACGATATATGAAGTGATTTCGGTCTCGGCCGAAAGATCGGCGGACTTGTCCTGCTTACCCGCATATGCTTTAACCTCACATGAATCAATGGATAACGCACTCGGAATCAATGGTTTTGACGAGCTCTTAAAATCAAATCTATATGGCCCCCAATAATCTGTGCCGTCCGGAATTTCAATGATTGTCTCAGTCCAATCCATAGCCATGTTCTACCCCCATTTATGCGTACACTAACATAAATTTACCAGTATCAGAAACTTTGTTAGCTGCAGAAGAATTAACCGTTCGCCTGAAATAGAGCCTGATCTCGGCTCCAACAGCAATATCCGGCAGCGAAAGTCGCGCGCCAGTAAGCGGGTGTGAAAACGTCACGGAGGACGGAGCTGTTGACTCGTCCGCAAGCGTCTGCGTGGTCGTGTCATACCCCATGTCGAGTTGCGTGTCCGCGCTTGTGGTCTCCTGGCTGATATACAGTTCCAGGCCCTGCAGGGTCGCGTCCCCATCGTTTTTCAGCGCGATTACCCTGTATTCCACATCCCCGGCGGAAGCTTCCGCTGGAGAAACATGATCAAATAAGTTGTTAAGTGCCGTGGCAGAAAGCACCTCGCTCGATATATCGCCACCCAAAGACGCATCCGGATCAGTATTTGCGGCCCCGCCTGTAAGGTAATATGCTGGTGAACCTGACATTTATATTCCTCCTTATGTTGTAATATTATAGCTACCAGTAGGTAATTTGCCTACAAACTCATAATCTACCCCAGCAATTGGAGAGATCAAATCAATGCATACATTTGCAAATGTAGACTCATCAGCAATCAAATACCAAAAATATTCCATGCCGTTTCTGTTTCTTTCTGATTTTTGATCCACCATGCTACTTCCCGCTCCAATTGATTCTGAATATTCCATGCTACTTCCCGCTCCAATTGATTCTGAATATTCCATGCTATCGTAGCCTCAAGATATCCCGCAATAATTTGCCATGCTACTTCCCGCTCCAATTGATTCTGAATATTCCATGAATATTCCATGCCGTTTCTGTTTCTTTCTGATTTTTGATCCACCATGCTACTTCCCGCTCCAATTGATTCTGAATATTCCATGCTACTTCCGAGATCAAAACATCCTTAATCCCGGCCGGGCCGGACCATTCTATACCCTGCCCCCAACCAATGCCCTGCCCCCAGCTAATCGCTCCAAGATTTGCCGAAAAAGTAATGCTCGATGTTGCGGCCGGGGCCAATAATTCCACAAACGCCATGTCCACGGCATCGCCGGATGGAGGCGTCGGCAACGCGAAGACCGAATCCGTCTGCCGGGGCAGGGTTACGAGAACCACGCCGGACGCCGATGTCGTAGTCGATGATGCCGAGGCCGGACTCAGTTCCAGCACCCCGACAATCACCACTCCGGTGGTTCCGGTCGTTGCGCTTGTGGCACCCGCCGCACTCAGGCTCTCCACAAATGCGATATTAACAGCATCACCCGCAGGCGGTGTCGGCAACGCGAATATGGTATTTGTTGTGGTCATTGACTACACCGGTGTCGCCAGAAAAACCACACCCTGTTTCACATCATTCGGATCAACAATGCGGACTACATGCTGGTTCGTGTTCAGGGTTGTTAATGTATATGACCCATCAGCCGCTGTTGTCTGACTGTCCACCAGGGCCGTTAGGTTTGCGATCGTGTTGGCTCCATAGTCATAGCAGGTGACCTTATATCCTATGATCGGAACTCCGTCTTCTGAATGCACACCCGAAATAGATGCCATTATACCCCCACTACCTTTTCAGTTATTTTCGGATTGTAAACTCCATTCGGGTCCAGTGACATAATATCGTATTCAGTTATAAAATCAGCGGTAACCTCATCATAAGTTCCGTTCGCTGCCGCCGTGCCCGCCACAAGCAGGGAGCCGTCGGACCGTTTTACAATCGCGTAATCAGCCGCAACACCGGACGCATCAGACTCTTTCGTTTTAAGTGTCCCGGAAATCATTGGGATCAAATCCCAATATTCAAACCCTGTCGGCGGGGAATATGTACAATCCAGGCTCGAAACCCTTAGCGTAACTACATCACCACTGCTAAGACCTGAAACCATAGGGAATATGCTCCCGGCTATCCCTGTAAATGCCGGATTTGCCCCCGTTGCCGGGTTGCCTGAATTTTGCCAGGTGTTATTGATGGCAAACCAGATTTTACCAGCAGTCATATCAATGGCCACACCTATAACATTGCCGGTTACAAATTTAGCGCCGTATGCACTAACCGCGCTACCCCCATGATACTTCCATCCAGACCATGCACCGTACCCCCATCCAGACGCATCGTACCCAACATGCGCGGCCAAACTGGCGCTTGACAGGCCAATTCCTATATCTGTATAGGCCGTGCTATTTATATATATTTCAAAATACTTAGCCCCGGCAGATATACTATTAGTGGCCCGAACAGCGCCATACCCCGTATTGCTTGCCTTCATGTTCCCGCTTGACAGGGTTACATTTGCCGATTTATCGCTTGGATTCCAGGTTGTTCCCATTATAATATCCCCGCTATCGTCTCCGCCACAGTATGTCCCGCCGCATTTAAACCAATCTGGTCCAGATGCACTGTGTCCGTGCTATTTGAATACACAAGATATGCATCGCCATGATTTGCAACAAAGCCCTGTTTTGCTGCCTGGATCAGCGGCATATTCTTTGGACATTCCATGACATAAAATTTAAACTTTGCATATCCCGGATAATCAGCTTTGTAATCACCATACAAAGTTTCCAGGTCAGCTTGGTACGTAGCTGTGCTATATCCACACTCATTTCCGTCCGTGTACCCCTGCCACCAAATTATCCCCCTGAAATCAAAATCGTAGCCTGCCGCGACCAGGGTGGACAGGGCATTGTCAATGGCCGTCTTGGATGGTGCATAGCAATCTCTCAGCCATGAATCATAACTCAGGCAAATATTATAATGTAACCCGGCACCAGCGTCTGCAATAGACAAAATTATCGGCACCTGCCCGGTTTTATTATAATATCTTCCACAGAATGCAGGCCACGCACTCCCGGTGTTGGCAGGGTCAAAATATCCGTCTGTCTGTCCCACAGGGTCGCGTATGGGATCGATACGAGTGCCCGATGTTTTTATCTCAATGCCTGACGACGGAGTTTCAGAAGTTGCAGAATCCCCCTGTCCTGTCGCATTACTCTGCCCGCAAACAGCAAACAGCGCATAAGGTCGTTGAGCCTGAGCGACCCCATCGGCATCAAGCCTTAACACACCATCTATATTTACTTCACGGGCAATGGTCGTCATATTATCCCCATCATCACAGACAGAGAGCAAGTTTTGGCCGCTCCTGTATTATTTGTCATGCGAACAATCAGTATAGCTCCGGCAGTTGAAGTTGCAATCGGGGCGCCAGTTGACAGGCTTGTAGTTGTCGCAAGCTCAGTCCAGACACTCCCGCCGTCCGTAGACTCCGCGATGGATAATTCCAGACTCGCATCAGCCGCCCCTCCACCTTTTTGCGCCAGCTCCATGCGTGTGATTCGTGCCTTTTCACCAGCCGCCAGATTGACCCTAAAAATCTCTTCATCCGTCAGACCGTCGGGCCATGACGAGTGCTGACTTGTAAAAGGTATTGAATTACTGGATGTCGTGCCGTAGAGCCGCCACCGCAACGTCCCGGAATATCCGCCTGCAACCGACTTAATCACATTGTATCCATCAGGCGTGGCACCTGTATCTTCCACTTTGTATTTTAGCACATTATCATCCAACCACACCTCAGCGCGGCTCCCCAGCGGCGCATAATAAAGCGAAGACGTATCCGTATGGCTGGCATAATCAAGGCAATCATCCGTGCCCCCGGTAAAATCGGTGAATCTTAATTCTCTTGTTCCTGCGAACGGATTACTCATGACCTACTCCTTTATGCCGGGTCTTCAATTTCCAGTATGTCTGTTGCTGGAAACTCGTAAACAGCTCCGGACGTCATAGCTTTGTCCGCAATGGAATTTGACAGATAGACAGTCGTCCCGTCCGACACCACATACCATTTTCCGGTGGCCGTCACGGTGCAAGGAACATTTTGCGCAGTAACGGCCAATTTTCTACCGCTCACATCGCCATCGGCAATTACGTAATCACCATTTCCGTCCCCAACCGTCAGGGCCACCTGGCCGATACTGTTCGTTAAATTTGACGGTTCCGTGGCATCGGAGCAGATGTCCAGCCGGTTACAGTTATTTGCGACATCCTCCAGCCCTTTTTGAAGCGTCGCGTCTCGAACGAAAGCCATTGTTTATACTCCTTTCTTTGTTATTTATAAGGCTTCAAAAATCACGTTTGAAGCATTAGTATTTTTCAAACCGCCTGAGCGATCTAACATAAGGGCAGTTTGGCCATAAGAGGTTTGCTCAAGCCCCATCTTACCGGCTACACCGCCCCGCTGATATTTCAACGCCCAATCTGTTGTTTTTTCCTCAAGCAATCTGGGATCACGCAGACATACAAGATGGGCCGCGACATATAATTCAATCTGCTTCAACTCATCATCAGAAAGCCCAGAATCACAATTATTATCTACTATAATATTTGCAGTAGTAATAAACTTATCAATCTGGGGATCTTCAAGAAACGTATCAATCACATCTCGCACTTCGTATGATTCAACTCGTACAGTCATTTCCCACCCCCATCATTTCCTTTGCCCTTATTCCATAACCGAGGCTCAAGAAATCCGTGTACCATTTCACGATTCCAATCCAACCCCAGCCAAGCAACCACAGATTTAATCTCTGCCCAATTCCCCTTGAACATCTTCTCAGGCCATACCTCTCGGATGGAATCCGTCTGCTGTTTGAGTTCAGCAAACCGGGCTTTGTGATGGTCCACCCACCTTAACCACCCCATAGCATCCGAATACTTCCGCATGAATCCTGTCCTGAGGCAACTATTTGCAATCTCTTCGTCCTTCCTGCGCACAATAATCCATTTTGCATCCGGAAATGCAAGGATCCAATTCGGCCAGATTAAACAGAGTTTTGCTCCTTTATATGCCCACTGGGTTTCACCTCGATAACCCTGGGTATAAATAGTTGTTTCTACTTTATTACGCAGATATGGATCGATTCGTAACTTATCGATCTTCGGTAGAGGACGCTGGCCCAAAGGATCATATCCTTGATTGGTGATGTACGGCTTCACTATCCTGTCTCGAATAAATGAATTTTCAAATTGGCCTTTTTGGTTATACCGCGTTTTTCCTGTCACTTTGCCAATCCAAGCGCCACAATAATGGATTACTCCAGCGACAAGGGAGGTGCCTGACCGGGCACACCCTGTAATAAGAATTGGAGCACGCAATAATCTTCTCTGCTCTTCTGTCCAGTTTTTAATTCGCATCGCCCCTCCATAGCCGGTCCAACCACCGCTCGCTGGTTACTTGATGTGGCCGAGGATATCCGTGAAAACACACGAGCTGAGTTCCAAATGGAACTCCTATCTTACAATCATGTTTATAGGATGCCACCATAATTGCCTTTTGGACCGGATTAATTGTTATCACATGCTCTTCAATCTTAGCTGAGATATAGCGTTGGTCCCAGCGCACCCGGCTGTCAATTGCGTAGATAAATTCATCGAATACAAATTTTAAAGACCCCTGCCAATACATCACACCAGAAGCCCACCTCTCTTGCTGCCTAAATGGCTTTAGCATTGCCACCGGCCTTAATCTCTGTAAATTGTAAAGACCAATAAAAGAAGCAATCACAGTATCTAAATCAAGGTATAAAACCTGCTCATCCTCGATCCGAAATGCCTCGATCTTGCTCCACCACGAAGGATAATTCTTCTTGAGCCGGATTGTCTTGACACCCGGTATAAAATCTTCAGGATCATAATCGGTTAAGCAGACAAAATCAAAATCCCCAACCAGGAACTTCCTACATGCCTTATACAACCTGTCAACATAAATAGGGGTATATACCCCTCCTGATTTTAAAACACAGCATATGATCATGTGAGACCTCCTACAGCACGAATTATCATGCTGATCAGATGCTCATCTTTCAGTTGATAAGTATCTACGAAATGATACCAATTTCCAAGGCTGTCCGGTGGGCATGCATTCTTCCAGAATTTCCGATTAAAATAGTTATTCCACAGCATAACCGTCTGGGTTTTATAGATTGTGGAAATAATAGTCAAGCCAGAAGGATAGCCCACAACTGCTTGTGCTCCTCGTATTAGTCCTTCAAGCTGATCAAAAGAAGTAGTGCCCGTAAGGTTGATCATATTGGCACAAGATGAATTCAATCGCTTGACTACCGGATCGGAAACATCCCACTTAGCACCGGCCAATATAGCAATACACCCGGTCTGTCGGCATACCTCGTTAATACAATAAGCAAGCTGCTCTACAGGATATTGGGCAAGCCATTTCTTATACATACCCGCCGACACAAAATAGAATACAATATATCTCTCACCAAAAGATTTCCGATATACACGTTCAGCAATCCGGGCCTCCAACGATTTATACATATCAGGATACCACTCTACTGCAAGATCACGGTCTACCTCATATAATGATTTGCCATGCCGCATAACACCATTGTAAGCCATAAAGTAATCATAATTTGCCACCCGCTTAAAGATAGTACGGCCTGCCTGCATATATGCTTCTTTCCAAATCTTAGCATTCTTCGTCCGGGAAACCACATCCCCGCTCGCATTTAGAAAAGGGAACTTTGAAATGAAATCAAATGAACGTGAATGCCGACCATCTGCATCAGGCTCACATGCAATACCAGCGTCCGCAATAGAAACGCCTTGATTCCGCAAAAAAGATTCCAATTTCACGATCGACCAATAGGTATCTCCTATTCCCGGAGGCAGAAGGATTTTCAATCGATCTTGCTCATCTTTCGAGCAATAGAATACTACCTTGCCTTCAATAGGACGATCTTTTAGAATTATCTTGAAGCCCACCATCTGTAATAACTGCTCTATTTGCTGAATTGAGAAATACCATATATGCTCCACCTTCTTCCAATGATGAACCCCAGCTTTACCATCAAAAAATGCAGGCATATCCATAATAAACATGCCACCCGGCTTCAACGTCCGGAAAATCTCTTGCAGAAAGAACTGCGGATCATAAGTATGTTCAATCACATCATGGCAAGTAATAAAATTAAATCGGTCCGTAGGATAATGAATTTCCTCGAATGGTCCCTTGTAAGTGTGGGCCTGATCCTCTTTCAATCGGGGTTCACACCCTACACAATCGATCCGGCTCTCGCCCAATAATTTCACAAATGCACTATTACCAGCTCCAATATCAAGCCCTCGGCCCCGAAACACTCCAGGAAATAGCACATTATAACGATCAACTCGATCTTTCGCTATCTTATAATCATGGGAATATGTATGGAGTTTATTTAAAGTGTATTCAGTTTCATAATATTTATACAGATCCTCTCGGGTGGAAAACGGGAGATTGATCTGCCGAATCACCCCACAAGAGGAGCACTTCACCACATCAATCCCATTCTTTACAAAGGAGTCTCCTCTTACTTCCTCGCAAAAGCAAGGTATCCAATTCTCTCTCGGCTCCTTTTTTATCGCCAATCCAGCCATGAACGCCCTCCTGAATATCCAAGCACATCAAGTGCTATTTTGATTTCTGGGAACCGGGTAATCTGGTTATGAACCCGATCCATATCTCCTTTATCATTTTTCCACCTATGAACCCGTGAGAAATCCAATGGCTTAAGATGCTGATGGTCTTTACGGAGATGGAACTCCTCAAAGATACCATAAAGCCGGATACCCAAAAAGGTAGATATCCGTTCCCGCATTGGTTGTGAATGACAAACAATATCTTCGAAACTGGTGCGATAGACCAGCTCATTGGATAACACAGCGTCTGAAACAGCCATCTCATAAAACTGTTTCAAGCCAAGTATATTTGGTAAGGCTGATTTATCCCAATCTATACAATACTGACCAGAACTATCTTTTGAGGTCAAAACGCCTCTCGGGTCTCGGACCACCACCAGAAAACGGACGTCAGACGACCTGATAGCCAATTCTTTAATCCAAAATAAATCAGAAGGAGCAAAGGTCAGCTTTGGGCCAGGATCGTTTAAAACACGAAATGCGGAAGTCTGACGCGGATATCGTTTAAACTCATCCGGAAGTGCCCATGCAAGCATATAGTAAAGCAGCGATACCCCTGCTCGCGGGAATCCACACACTATAATATGAGCATTCTTACCAAGCATCAGACTTCTCCTACTCTATCCTGTCAAAGTCAAATTAAATTATTTGACGAATGGGCTTGACACTCCTCGATAATCACCCGCTCAACTGGAATCTTTGGAAACTGGGTCAAGGCACCATTCAAGCTGCAATCGATGATCTCCAACCCTAATAATTTCGCATGCTGGGCAATTACAGGAAACCGCCGACGATATCGGTTATAAGGTAATTTCTTACTTGGACCACCCCATTCTGGATAACCCTCGTGATAATGAGTCTGCCGAGTAATCCCTGTTTTACGCTGTGCTGATGTGGGGTTCTTGATTGGCAAAGATTGCATATCAAAGCCCATCAGCGCGATCTTCCGGGCCCCGAAATGATATGCAAGATTAATAGCAGATGACCCAGTATTACTATTCCAGCATATGTATCCAGGAAGAGGACAGATCCCTGTAGTAGGATTTTTTTTCAAAGTCCGGAATACAACAGGATCAAGAAGGCTGTCCTTCATCATTTTTTCAAGCTGGCGCATTTGTTTCTTGCCCCCACGAAACTTGCACATCCACTTAAAGTGCTTATCTCGTTCTGCAGCATTACTCAGGCTGATACGCAATCCATTATATTCACGAACCATGGCATTACGATACTTGAAAAAATACCGATCATCCCCGCACCAAATAGCATCAATCCAACTGCCCTCCCGATAAGCTTTATTACACCCGATAATCCTGTATTTACCACGGTTCTTGGAATCACAAAGCAATTTTAATTGATCCTGTGTAATACTTGGGCCACCGCCAATGATAAACACAGTTGCGCCGGGCCATATTTTCGGTGGCTTCCAAGCAATCATTCTTCCAGCTCCTGTTCTTCGGTGCCAGTCTGGATGAATGCCAAGGCTTCCTCCTTATTCAACAGCGCATCATTATACCGCTTTTTAGTGGCCGAATTTATCACATCATACCGACCGCCACCTTTATGTACCAACACTGGAACACCTTCCGGCTCTACCGCCTCTTCTGGCGCTCCAGTAGGAATAGGTTCTAAGGCTTCGTAACAATCGATAAATGGCCGGATCTCTTTTAGAGTCGCTGTGACCGTGTCCCCAGGTTTCACAGGCTGGTATCCACCTCGGAAATGTACACCAGTATTGGGTTTACGACGCCACCGAATTGGTTGCAGCAATTCCGGGACAATACCATTATCCTGAGAAGGAAGCAAAGTAGGCTTTCTTTTGCGCTTCATCTTCATTCTCCTTTGATGAATTAGGTTGTGGGTAAACCTATATAAACGTGATTAACAACCGGCTTAACTACGCCAGATGTACGATCCCGCTCTGGTTCTCATAATCAGCACGAATCAGCGGCACCTTAATCCCCATGACTTTGAAATACAGAGCCATTCCGCCATCTGTCTTCCACTCCACAGGAGTAATATTCATGCCATTGATAAGCTGAACGGTTTCGCTGCTCATTTCCACCAGGAACACATTATTGGCATCGATTTTATCAGCGATACGGATATCACTGATTTCCTCAAGTGCCATCAGCCGTTCCCGGATGGTGCGGGTCGCTGCCGTACTTCCACCTGATCCATCCCCGGTGGTATAATCAGACCCCATCAGGTAACCATACGCTTTAGGGATATACAGGATAAACGGGCCAAAATGATTTGCTGCTCCGGCCGCTTTGATGCAATCCTGTACATCTGACAAAATCTTCTCACCAATCGTTCCGGTGGAATCTTTGGTCAAGGCATCCCAATTCGTGGACAACGTCACCTGTGCTCTCTGCGGGAAATCCTTATAACCATAAATCGTTCCGCCGCCATAGGTGAATGTCCCAGACCCATTAAACAGGATATCCTCCAGCTTTTCAGCCACTCGGCGAGTAGCCTGCTCAGTCATGGTGGTCTGGAGATTATCGCCACGGGTTCTGCTGGCCTCAAGCTGCCGGGCATTGATTCTGAAATCCATGTGAACGATCGGGATAGGCAGATATTTCAGGCCATACTCTACCCGATCATTCTGTGTCCGGCGAAGTCCATCCATGCTCAAATCAGCAGCACCGGCATCACTCATGGTTTCATACTCAAAGACCGTAGTGCCAAGACCATTCTTCAAGTTAAATACAAGCCCTCTGCTTTCCAGGTCAGCAACACCCCGGAGTCGCTCACGAGCGACCCGCTGAACCGCCTGATCCAGCTCAATCCATTCATCTTTCCTTAAAGTGGCATTTGCCACCGGACGGACCTGGCCATTCACATTGGCAACAGGCCTCCGGGCTTTTGGGTCCCAATACGGACGCAGTATTCCAGGGTTCATCCCATTCGCAAGTAACGACTGGCCAACCGGCCCTGCCGCTACCAATGCGCCATTGTCAAAGTGCATTGTTTCTACCTGCACATCCGACATAACTTCCATCATTTCAGGCATCTTACAATCCTCCTTTCTGCACTCAATATTTTGAATGCACAAATTTGTGTTTAAGAATTAATTACCACAGCCTCACGGCAAGCCTACGATCCCCCTGCAATGCAGAAGACTCAGCCCCGCTGGAACCGGACAGATCAAGGGCTTCAAGGGCTTCACCTACAATGGACTGGGATTCTTCAAGGTCTGCGATAGAACTGGCGCCTGTGACCTTGCGAATTGTACCGTCTCCATTGGAATCAAGCTGATCTCCAATGGCAACGGATTCACCGTCCTGCAGAACCAGATTCACAACGGCACCACGATGGAATACTCCAACAATGATCTTATCTCCATTGGAATAAGCATCATCCACACCATTGCCTTGAAGTGCATCCTCAAGCGCAACGGCACCACCCCAACTACCACTTACAGTGGCATGGGCCTTGTATTTTCCGGCACTGGTTTTCTCCAGAAGGTAACCGGGATAAATAGTGCCTGACCCAGTTGCCTCGTCCCGGATATTATTGCGATCATCCAGAACAATTGTTTTCTTCGTGTTCGGCATTTCTTTGCACCTCCTTTGCTTAAAAGGATATTATTATCGATTACGGCAAGCTTTTACTGCTTTGCTTGCTGGTCCCAGTTTATTGTGGGCATTTCAAGCGGAGCATCAAATTCTGCTGAATCAGCGCTTCCACTGAGCCCTCCGGCCCCGACCTGGACAGGTTTGTATGAGAGCGCATAAATACCCTCAAGTGTTTTCCGGTCCATCACAGCAAGCTGTTCTTCCGTAAAAACAGCTGCCTTGTTTGAAGTTATTGTTTTAATCATCTTCGCTCGCTGGGAAGCCTGGTCCTGCAACAGACTCAGCTGGGCTTGTTTTACTGCCTCCGGCATATCCGAGTTGATAATATACTGCTCCGGAGTAAGCTCATTATTCTGCGCTCCTGCAGCATTCACCACTACTGCTGGGGTCGCTTTGGACTCCTTCTTGATGGCAAGAAACTTGTTCGCGGTAATTTCCACCTGATCAAAACAAGCGTCCTCAAGCCCCAACAAACTTTCCCGATCCGCTTCCACATAAGGCGAGCCCTCGTTGTTGATAAGAGCATCAACCCTTTCAGGGCGTTTCTTTGCTTCCTCATTTGTTGCCAATTCTTCATCCTCCTTTTTGGTATCGACAGAACCGCTTTCTACATCAGTTCCACCTTCAGTGTTTTGATTTATCCGTACACGCTTTGCTTTCGCATCAGCATCCTCTGCCACCTCAATATAATTTGGCTGAGGATTTACTTGAGTGATATCGCTTCCAAGAACAAGCTGGCCGGCATCGTCCGTTGTGTACCCACGCCGATACCAGGCCGTTGATGCTCCTCTCGGAGCTTGATTCCCAGGCTCAACCCGGTAAACAAGATTATCTTGCCAAAAATCAACAAGATAATGCATACCAACAGCCGGACTATCAAACGTATCAAGCATGCGCTGTAATTGAGAGCCAATAGATCTAAACCCAGGCTGCTCATTGGTTTCCAGAGCAGCCTTGATATCTACGCCTTCATTCTTGAAGAACCCAAGTAAACGCTGCAAAAGACCCTGCGTGTCAGAGACATTTTCTTCTGTAGTCCCTTCTTTTGCCACCCCCAAATCACCTCCTTTGTTTTGGTTTGTCCTTACCCCACAACCGTCTGCCACACTGCATGCCCCTCTGCTGCCGGGCAGAAGAGCTAAGTGGTCAGGCCTTATATTCTCAGCAATCGCTTCATACTGCTCCCCTTGCCACACTCCTGATTGTACAGTCGTATCAGAAAACAGGCCAGTTGATACTTCGAGCGGTTGCTGGGAACTTATATATTGAAGCACAGCAGGGCCAATTTCCTGGGCCCTGCGTACATTAATCCAAATTTCGCCCTTTAATTTGCCATCAGCAAAATGCACATTAAATAACCAACCGACATTCTGCTGTTCAATTACTTCTGGGCTGTTACATGATATTGGGCCTCCTCCATCCTCAGGGTGAAATACAGGAACAGGCCGCCCATTCCACGCATTCGGAAATCTGGAAAGTTCCTCTGCTGAATAATAGGTTGCCGGCCCAGACCCATGATGCACACCTTCAACCATCAGCACCACCGGAGCAATTATATGACGCTCACCTAAATAATCTTGCTCCCGTACATCGTAACCTCTAATTGAAGCACGTAACGCTGTGAAATGTCGTTCTTTATCCTGTACAATTTTATTAAGGGTATAAGTAGCCATCTATGCCACCTCACGATATAAGGGGTTCTGGCGCATTCTATTTAATTCACGCCTTGCTTGAGAGGTATTCTTTTTCAAAAGCCGAACTGACTTTAACCAGTCAGCACAATCCTCCGTAGCATCAAAATTGAGAATCACATCTCCGCCTTCAGTCTCTTCAGTTGGCGCAAGCTGTATAAGTCCTGGCATAATTTATCCCCTATCACCTTCTGGGTCCGGTGAAGTGTCATTTTTCAATATAATAGGCTTGAGTTTCCCGGATCCATCCACAAACCGAATTGATTCCAACCAAGCATTAAATTCTTTTTCACGCTTCTCATCCATTATTCCGCACCTCCTATTATCTCCCATACCATAGGATCGATATAAGAATTCTTTGCCATTACAGGTGTGTTGTGAAGAAATTTACTGACTGTAGTAGATACTTCTTTTACGATCGCCTTACGTCTTTTAACTGTCAATCCTGCCAAGGCCTCTTCTTTGTACGCTTGCAACTCTTCAAATGCAATCCGAGTACCGTGATACGTACGAAAATCCTTAATTGAAAACTTACCTTTTGATACTCTCCTCAAATACTTATTCAATTTATCTGCTGGTATTTCCTCAAATAGATACTTATCCTGATTGCTGCCAAGAGCCGCCTTACGCTCACGTAACCAATGAGCAAGCGTACTGTCCGTCAATTCATAATGTGCCGGGATTCCCTCTTTGGCCACGAAATCAAGGATTATTTTATCGCCTTCTACTGTTACATGGCTGCCTTTCAAAGTAGTGAGCCCATATGCTTTCTTCTTTGCCTTGAAATCAGTCCTGGAACCCGCCCGGATGGCTGTTTTCTGCTCGAGACGCAACAGAAAAGCTTCGTGTTGTCCAGCTGCAATCCCATCCTCTACTGCCGCATCTATCGTAGGCATGGTCCGGCTGAATAGCTTCACCCGATTAAACTTTTCTTGCGCCTTCTTTTTAATCCAGTCAGAATTATACCTATACTGCCACCTGCCGGCCGCGTCTTGTCCAATAGCAAGCACCTTTGCTGTAGGGTCTTTGGAAACAACTACATTAGTCCATGCAGGCGGCACACCCATCTTATTGAGCCGGGTTGCTTCTTCTCCCACAACTTCTTGTCCTTGTAGTATCCATTTCCCGGTGGCTGACCGAGTATAATCTCGGCACGCTTGCGGTTTATGCACAAAGAAACCAACTGCAGCATTATGCGTGATCCCTGATACTACGCAAGCAGCCTTCTCTTCTATACTGGCCATCGGGATTTTTGCCTTTTCAGTAATTACACCAAATGGCTTGTCCTTCAATTTTATATCGTCCAAAAGCAGAGATCGCTCACCACCAAGTAAAATATACTCTTCTTCAGATGCATACAATTCTGACAATCCACTTAATAATCGACGATGGACAATTACATCTGAAATTGGAACATTTGATCTGCGCATCGTGATTCCGCCCTTAGCTGCCCCATATCCATCCGCGACATTAATTTCACCAGACGTATATCCAGACAGACTCGCCTCTTTAATCTGCCACTTCGTACGCATTCTTTGCTTTGCCAAGCCTTTCTTTATTGCATCTGCGATCTTGCGGCCTGTTCTGCCATCTATCCCTCTATACAATGGTGGCATCACACCATTTTCAAGCCCAAGATAATTCTCCATAACCACCTGATTAAGGGCTCGAATACGAATATAATATTTTTTTGATAAGCCTTCAATATAACTTTGATTCTCCGGCTTTAATAGCTCTGCTTTCGTAAATCCCTTGGCAACGACAGAATCCAATCCCTTCTCTAATTCAGCTGCTCTTAATTTAAAAAGAGAAGGATATCTTTTCTGAGTAGAAAACCCCCAAGATTTTACAAGCTCAGAATAATCAGGAATAAGCTCCTTTATATATCTTTTAAATTCTGGGCGAACAGTGCTTGTTATAAATCGACCAAGCACAGAATGCTGAGCCTCAAAAAAATCGCCCTCTCTGACTCCTATTTTCGCAAGTGCCTTTTCAATCTTTACCTTCTCTTTCAAATAAAGGACGCCATCAGCGGTATTTTTAAAATTACTTGCAACAGCATCCTTCTCAACTTCTGCCCTCAAAAGAGAATCCTTATCTGTTGTGACTTCAGCCTTTGACTCCACTCCAACCTGTTTCAGCAATTTCTTATTCTCTGTAATATCAAGAGGAAGAGCAATGCACCGACAGTTTGGGTGAACTGGAATCATCCCTTCAATCGTATCCAAATCATAAATGCCAAACCCATATCGAGTAGTAGAACTGGATAACCAAGCACATTGAGGGCAGACTCGATTATCACCAGCTGTGGCCCATTCAGCAAGCACCTTGATCCCCAGCACGCCGGCATTGCGATATTCCTGTATGGTAGCAACATGATGTGCTCGGATTACTTCTGTACGAGCGATCGTCCGTGCTCTGGCAATCCCTATCTTATCAACCCGATTGTTCAATTTTCCAGCCAGAGCCAGCGGTCCAATACCATCCACAAGCCCTTGCGTAAGCACCCTGCTTATTTGCTGGTCCATTGCCTGTGTAACGCCTACCAGTTCGGTAAAAGTCCGAGTGTAGATGGCACCTACCTTATCCATATGAAAAGGCTGATTGAATGCATAATTAATGCCGCCAGGAAGCTCCCGAACAGTACGTACATCGTGCCCACCATTCTTCATTTCCTGTCGTCCTCGTTCAATTCCACGTTGATACGCTGACCTTATATATTTATTTGTCCAAGCAGAATCAATTGAGCGTCCAAGCTGTTCTCGGCTGGTAACTTCCAGTATACCAGTGTTCTCTTGCTCCTTCAGCCAATCCATAAACCCGACAACCTTATCTTGTGTCCGAGTGAATGCAAACTGCTGATGAGTAGGATAAGCCATTTGCTCCCATGGCTTACTGGCTAAACCAACAACACCCTTCAATCGGGTGAGCCCAAAACAATCCTGTCGAATAATCGCTTTGCGAATAATCCCTTTAAGGGAGCGGAACCTTTTCGATAATGCTCCTGAGAAGCGCTGACGTAGCCCTGTAGTGCGCGTAGGATCATAACCGAGGCCTATATATACCTCTGGTCTTTGATCGTGTGTATGGCTATGTAAGGCTGTTATAGGCATTATTCGTTTGAGCCCTCTTCCGCAATGGCATTTTCATCTGCTTCGATCTGATCAGCCTCTTTCCCCTCCAGCTGATCTCGATAAGCCACAACTTCATCAACCGTAGTCTGATTCCACTTCATTACTTCTCGTAAAAATATCGCAAAAGGCATTTGATCTTCAGCACCAGGAACTTTGAAATACTGAGTGAGTGCTTTGCTCAGCTTCTCGCTGATTCCTGCCTGATCCTCATCATTAACAGAGTATAAATCAGGCCATTGTATTTCATAATCTTCTACCTCAGGAAGCAACCCTGCCCGAATCTGCCGATCAATAAAAGGCCGCACAATATCCGGCTCTGCATGATCCACTTGCCGATCCTGTATGCCAGCATAGTAATTGCGCTCATCCTGACTGCTGGCAAGTTCGCCACGCTCGCTCCCCAAAAGAATCCGCTTAGGAATATTAAAAGCTGCAGCAATCAAAGAAATCTGTATGTCAAAATGCTGAGTAGGATCTGATATTTGTGGTGCAAGAGACTGCATCTCGATCCCTCTGGTGTAAAGAAACCGCCTCAAATCATGTTCCCATTCTTTCAACTGATCCTGGAAATCCGCCTTATCCTTAGTGCCCATGCGAGCATCTTTATCTATATTCGCCGCATAACCGGGTCGAGCTCCCCTCCAAAACATCTCAGCAGAACCGCCTATAATCTTCTCGATATCATCAAAGCGGTTGAATGCACTACGTAAAGAAGGAATGCCATAAGTTTCATCTTCAAATATTTCCTCTGTAATATGAAGAATTCTGGACCAATGTACCCGAAAAGATTCACTTTTGCTGCCGTCCGGTCGATCAAACTGAATTTGATATATCTTAGGCAGCCAATATCGTTCGCTGTTTACGTCTTTATCGAACTCCGCAACAGTAATGTTATTTTCACTCAACGCCTTTGTATAAATAAGGTTCCGTGGAGAAGCGGCAATCTCAGTATCAATAGGATTCAACTTAAAACGTACAGGTTGCGCAAACTCTGCCTGTGCCTGTATATCGTCATATCCAAGCAATAGTATTCCAAACTGTCCTACTCTGGTGAGCCTGTCTGCTCGGCGCATTTGACGAGTAAGCCGTAAACGCTTCTCCATGGCTTGCCACTCCTGCACAAACTTCGTAACCTTCCCGGATTCAGCCGCTGGATCAACGAGAGTGAATCCAGCTTTCCACGTGGACTTAACAGGCAAGTTGATAACTCGTTTCGCTATTTCAAGGCGATCATACTTGTTGTAATAATCCTGAAACACAAGATCTTTCTTCCAACCCAGTGCAGTATAAAGGTCACGATCCCCGCCAAATGTCTCACCCAAACTTGTAGCATATGCTGCCCGCCGGATTAAAGCAGAGAATGCCTGTAACCCTTGTTGAGTATCTCGTGCAAACTGCTGAATTGGTTGTCCTGGATAACCACCTACTGTAACAAGCCCCATTACCATACCCCCGCTCTTGTTCCGAACTGGATTTTCATATAGGCACCTGACATAGAATCCACTTGATCCTTATATTTGCTTTCTGGGAAATCTGATAACTCATCAAAACAATCTTGATTCCAGGCTCCTTCTACCATTACCACATCCCCATTATTCACCCTCACTGAAAATGGATCAGCCCTGTATATCTTATCTCCAATAGGCCTGTCCGCATATGCTGGTGCGCTTGATTCCAACATCTCAAGGCTCAGCATAACGCTATCCTTGCCGCCTGAACCAGGCTCTTGTTCAAGATATACATAAGTATCTGGGCCATCCATCTCTGCTATTGTTTTAATTCTTCGTTCCCTCATATGAGTAGCCCATTGACCTCGTTCCATGTGAAGTATGGCAATCTTATGCTTCCCTTCTATTTCTACCTCTGCCATCCTACACCCACAAGTATATGCTCCACCATCTTGAGTGGCTGCTTTATCCCAATAACGGACCGAATGAATTATCTGATTGCGAGGTATAGGCGGAACAGTTTCGATCCGGTCAATCTGAAACATCCCAGCAGTTGCTTTACGCGGACTTTGCTGTATTTGGGCAAGGAAACCATATTGACCAAGCTCTATTTTAAGGTTTTTCAATACGGCCCGGCTTAATCGAATAGGATCAAGAAGCCCATCAATATATTTCTTTTTAAAGCATTTCGGCTTTACTTCTGCACAATCCCCCTTTATATCTCCAGGCAAACAAATATGCCGGATAGACAAGCCTTCTTTTTCAGCTTTCTTTAATAAGGTACCAGGAGGATCATCTTTACGCAATCGCTGGGCAATATGTATGGTCGGCGTTACAGCCTTATCGACCTTCCTTGTGGATAACGTTTGGCTTATGAAATCATTTGCAGTCTTTACATCCTTATCGCTGACTGCTTGCTGAGGATTTAATGCATCATCTACCATTATTATATGAGCATGGAACCCGGTTCCTGTTCCTCCAACACTGGTACTTAGTCTACCGCCAGCAAGCTTTCTCTGCACTATAGTTCCATCAGAAGCAAAAGACACTTCCTCTAACCGAAACGAGCTTTTAGTATCCTCTGTCCTTCTTATCTGAATCTCAGGGAAATACGCTTTATATTTAGCAGATTTTACACAATCTCTTGCACGCTGACCAAACTCAAGAGAAAGGTCAGCTGCATAACTCACATTAATAAATCTGAGCCAAGGAGCCTTCGACCATGCCCAAGGCGCAAATAAAACGCTACATATAATTGATTTGGTTGTTCCAGGAGGGATATTAATTACCAGATCATAGGCTTTCGTCTGGTGTTTTATTACTCTTTCAAGAACTTTTTCTAATTCCTCACAGATAACCTCCATATGCCAATTCCAGATTGGGTCATCTGTACAGACAGTATCCCAGAATTCATGGAGGAAATAATAGAAAGACCTACGGCATTGCTCAGCCTTTACCGCTTCTGGAGTAGTCAATGCTCTAAGAAACCGGGCTCGCTTAGGCCATTGGGTCCGTTCAAATACCACATCATAGGAAGAATTATTTTGGGCTTGTTGGACCATCACTATCTTTCTCCTTATCCAGGGCCCCAAATTTATCCAATAGGTCTAACTCGGCTTGTGTAAAATCAGACAAATCCAGTCTACTCACCCGGACTCTATGCTCTATTGGAGTACCATCTTTCCCAGAATGCTCATGCCGTTGTACATCTCTCCATATATCTTTCTGTCGGTTCTTAAGCCAGAAAATTGCCGCTGTTACATTAGGAGGGTAATAATGGTTTGTTTGCACCCTTATAACCTCACCATCTCTCGAGCAGAATATCTTTTCTTCCGGTACAGTAAATCCGGTTGCTCGTTTATACATTGATTTGGCAACCTCTGAATCAGCTTGATCTTTCCCTTCTTTTATAGCCTTTGCGTACTCTGCATGTCTTTTTTTCCAAGCATAGTGTGTAACTACATTAATTTCAAATACTTCCGCAATATCTTGGTCTATTAATCCAAGGAGACAGAGTTTTCTTACACGATCTGGGTGAACTTCAGGATCGTATAAAGTTGGATTGCCAGGTTTACGTTTTGTTCTTTTAGTCGCCATAATGGACTGTTTTCTCTTTTAATTATTAAAGGCCGTTTTTATTTAAAGGTTCAAAATTACATTTTTAGTCCTAAAGTAGTGTTATCCTTAATGATATTTAATATTTAGGCTGTTTTTTAGTTTACCTTAATGACCAAAAAATAAAAAGGGTTTTATAACTTTTTACTTAGATTATTTTCACTCTATTTTTTTAAGAGTCTGTTTTTATATTCATATATTTTTTTAAAAAAAGTTTAAAAAAAATACTTTACTTTTGTGTTTAACTAACGTATATTGAAATCACATAGGAAAGGGTAAGAGGCTCACGGGAAACGGAGCCAGCGAGTAAACCCAAAAAAACATCTTAACTTTCCAAAATCAGCCGAAAATTAAATTTTTCACTGATGATTTGGCCCAAGGCTCCTTATCTCCACTACCGCAAACACTCAGAATAAGGCTTCTTGGACATCCAAACGCAGAGGGCTGACAGCCGGGGCAGAAGAAGACCCACAGAGGTGATGCCGGCACGAAAGAAAAAAGGTCTGGTGTAAGTTATAAGCACCACTGACGAGGCTTTTATAGCCGAAACCTTTCTTTTTACCCCACCCATTTTATAAAGGAGAATAAAAAATGACTAAATTAGAAAAAATAGTATTGGCAATGGTAAAACAACACTGCGAAACAGAATATAGCAGCGGTATCAAAAAATCGCGAAGGATTTAAATTTACAGCTACCCACCGTCAAAGGCGTAATTGGTAGTCTCGTAAAAAAAGGAAAAATAATCGCAGAGCAAGACACGAGGGAGCGCACCCTCTATCACGATTTGTTCTATGTGACAAAAGATGGGATTTTATCATACGGAGAAGTGAATTAATATAATTCGAAACCGGGCTCTGCCCGGTCTACCGGAAATAGGCACCCGGTATTGACGAGATAGCCTACTCACCCACCTATATTTGAAAGGAGAATTTTATCATGAGAACGACATTAGATATCAAAATGTCTAACAGCCAAGAACACGCATTAGAGTATGCGATTTGCAACCTCACCCACCAATATGTAACAAGGATGAATAATGCTGGTGATGGGGATGGCAAATATCAAGTACGTGAATGCGAAGTCCTTCCAACAGACTATAAGACAGTCATCCTACAAATGTCGTTTGACAATGGACTGCCGGGCACATACGGCTTCAATCATCCAACTCGCCTACAACTATTTATTGGATCAAAAGGCGGTTATCGTGCTTATAAGAACTGTGGCAAGGGCTTGGTAACAGGCCGAAGAGCTTTAATTTATTGCACTTATTATTAACACAATTCGAAACCGGGCTCTCTTCTCTGCCCGGTCTTATACCTTAGGCAAGTATAACTGACGAGATAGCCTACTCACCCACCCCACCCTTATTTAAAAGGAGAATTAATCATGGAAAAGACTTTAATCACACGCAAAGAAATGGAAGCAATCGCCCCAAAGACCAAAGCCCTTGAAACACTTATTAACAGGATGAAAGAACTTGATCAGGGTAAATGCTCACTGGATAAGTTTGAAGCTGCAAGGGATGCAAAGGAATGTCATGTATGCTTCAAATTGATTGAAGAAGGCACTATCTGTAAGCCTTGTGAACGTAAAATAGCTCGTGAAAAGGCTGCTCAGGAAGCCCAGTTGCGAAAAACCAAGCAATGGAATAAGCTCCTGAAAGACCTTCGCAAACTGGATAAAACCTATACTTTATCCTCTGTAAAAAGATTCGTGGGTACAGACTACCAGATAGAACGCAAAAAGGGCGCACACAAATGCACCATATATTCCTACGAAGTCACAGGCTCAGGAAGAAGATTCCACTATTACAAAGGTAAAAATGTGCTCCGTATCGCCACCGACAAGCATAGCGTTGCGGCTAACCGTTTAATGAACGGGTTTGACGCAAAAAATATTGCCGAAAAACTTCACAAAAAATGCGAAGAACTCTTCACAACCTTAGAGTTAAAAGACTCAAAGGCCAATGACGAGCAAAGCAAAGCAAAGGCTATAATAAACAGGATAAAAGCTGCATTCCCCAATGCGACCGAATTCAGTCACCGATACACCACATTCGGGCACGGCGCTCACAAACGTCACAAAATGAACGGATATGATTTTGTAAACGGTATTCACCGAATCAGTACCAATGATGGCAAAACCTTTAATATCACCACCGGAATGCTCTCAATCGAGAAAATGAACGCAGTACTAAATATCCTTAACCAATAAACAATTCGAAACCGGGCTCCGCCCGGTCTACCGGAAATAGGCACCCGGTATTGACGAGATAGCCTACTCACCCACCCCACCCTTATTTAAAAGGAGAATTAATCATGGCCAAATTAAAATTTACA